GCTGCGTGGCGCTCGATGTCGATACGCGCAATAACGGCCATCTGTCATGGGACGCGCTGATACATGCTAACGGGGCGCTGCCAGAGACTCCCACACAGCGCAGCGGTAACGGGTGGCACTACCTGGTCAAGATAGATGCTGAGGCTGTCAAACGCTGTCGTGGCAAGCTGGCGCAGGGGATTGACGTAAAAGCAAACGGCTACATCGTGGCCGAGCCATCCATCCACCATTCAGGGCGCCGGTATGCTTGGGACGACGGGCTGGATCTGCTGGCCGGGTTTACACCGGCGCGTGCTCCGGTCTGGCTGGAGCGGATGCTGATGGAGCCAGCCGACACAGGCGCGGCGCCCAGCTCTCCCAATCTCGGCAATTACACCTTGCCGGTGCAGCTCGCCGAGGCCGCTGACGCGCTGACGGTGTTGGATGCCGAGGACTATCACCAGTGGATTGAGGCGGGCATGGCGCTGCACGCAACCGGGCTGGGCGACCTGGCTTACCAGGTATGGGTGGAATGGTCAGGCCGGTCGGGTAAGTTCGACCATAAGGTGCAGCGGGCGAAGTGGCTGTCTTTTTCAACCAAGCGTGTTGCCGGTGTGACGATAAAAACACTATTTTCCCGCGCACAGGCGGCAGGATGGAAGAATCCTATGTCAGGCACCAGCTCCGCAACACCAGAACCGGAAGTCACAATATCCGACCTTGAAAAGCAATTATTGGATTTTGACTCATTTGCCGATCCATTTACGCCAATACCGCATTTCGTTGACCGCTGGATCCCGCACAACGAAGTTACCCTATTCGCCGGTCATGGCGGCAGCGGTAAATCCTATGTGGCAATGAGTTTGGCCATTCACGTTGCGCTAGGACGTCCGTTCTGCGGTCTGAATACCGTGGCCGCATCTGTTCTATTCTTCAGCGGCGAGGATGGCGCACAGGTCATTTTGCGGCGTTTTCACAGCCTATGTAAGGCGCTGTCCGTGGCGCCGGCCGACCTGGATGGCAAGCTGCTGCTCCTGGACGCATCCGATATTGACCCGGCGCTGCACCGCGACGCCCGCGGCGTGACCGAAACCAAGCTCCTCGGCGCCTTGTCCGAGCTGGTTGCCAGACGCAATATCGGCCTGGTGGTGGTCGATAACGCCAGCGACACCTTTGACGATGACGAGATCAAACGCGCTCGAGTGCGCCAGTTTGTCCGGTCCCTGCGCTCCCGTATCGCCCGACCAGGACGCGCTGTCCTGCTGTTGGCACACGTTAACAAGGTGTCTGCCATTTCAGGCAGGGAGGCGGGCAAAGAGGATTATTCAGGATCCACCGCCTGGCACAACTCGGTGCGCTCGCGCCTGTCGCTTAACGTTGAAAAGGACGAGGATTGCCTGACCATTGAGCACCAGAAGGCCAATCTGGGGCCGCGGGCAAAGCCGGTGCGCCTGCGCTGGCATGACGGCGTGCCGTTGCAGGATGGGACATTTACCGACGCCGGCGCCGCAGCAGCGGCCGCTTTTGTGTCGGCCGAACGGCTGCGCTCCAATAATGCGGCTAAGTTAATCCTGGTTTCAATGATCCAAGACTTCAACAATCGGGGCGAAACAGTAACCACATCCAATACCGGCGGCTTCTCGGTTTGGCACCTATTGAGCAAGCGTGCAGGGTTCCCTAAGTCCGTCAAAACGGCATCCGACCTGATGGATCTGCTGGCCGAATTGCAAGCCGAGGGCCAGATATATCGGGCCGTTTTCCGCACCAAAGACCGAAAAATGCGTGAGGTGTTTGTGGTCGGAAGTGCGCCAATGCAGCCAGGAAAAGAAGAAAAGGAGGACAATTGATATGTTAGTGATGACTAACAAAAGTGCGCCAAAGAGGTTAAAAAGTGCGCCGCGCTCCTCCCCCCATACCCCCCCGCCGCGCTTCGGCGCATTGGCGCACCGGCTGCGGCGATGTGCGCCAATGTTTAAGATAGCGCACATTGGCGCACTATGGCGCACATTGGCGCAAAACAACTAAGGACTAAGATGACACCAACCCAACGCAGCCTGGCAGCTCTCCGAGAACTTGGCTACCTGGTCGAAGTCGTGGAAAAGTGGAACAGCTTTACCCGAACGCGTAAAGACTTGTGGGGATGGGCTGACTTGCTGGCGATTCGGCGCGGCGAGGTGCTTGCGGTCCAGGTCACCGCCGAGGCCGTAGCCAACCGAATGGCAAAGGTTACGGACTCCGACACCATTGGCCGGGTGCGCGAGGCCGGAATCCGGGTTGAGATCCACGGCTGGAGGAAAAACGCAAAAGGCCGCTACGTGCAGCGAATTGTTGATTTATCCTGATTTTTGTGCTTGCACGCATAATTATTGAGGACTAAGATAAATGGGCGTCTCCTTGATGCGCGTATTCCCGTAAACGGCGACTGAGCGAACGGGCGCTCATCAAACGGTCGCTGTTGCCTCTATAAAAGGTAATTTTGGATAATCAAAATGACTGACATTGAAAAACTGATAGCTGGATTGATGGCTTCAGAAAATCAAGATCGCGCAATGAAAATGAGAATAGAAAGCGAAGGCGGCTATGACAATTCTCGCGGCGCTAGATTGCTAGATGGTGGTGGCCGGGCAACGCTTGATATTCCCGTGACTGATCGCTTGACCGTATCGCCTTATTTTGGAGGTGGCGGGGCAATAGGTAAAGTGCCGACACCGCAAGGCGATTTCAAAATTAACAAATTCAATCCGCAATATGGGGTTGGATTAAATTATAAGTTTAATTGAGTAATGATTGGTTGTTGCAATGCAGCAGATGGAACGTGAGTGAGCAAATACTTACAAATGTTAGTGAGCGTCTACTTCAGACGGAAATAGATGGCAAAAGGAATAAAAACTGGCGGGCGCAAGGCCGGGGTCGGTAACAAGACGACGGTCGATGTGCGTAATGCCATTGCGCTAATTGCTCAAGACAACGCGGGCAACTTTGCTCGCTGGCTTGGTGAGGTGGCTTTGGAAGATCCCGGCAAGGCCGCGGATCTGTACCTGAAGGCCATCGAATACCATATTCCGAAGCTGGCGCGGTCTGAGCAAACCGGGCCAGATGGCGGGCCGCAAGAGCACACATTCCGGTGGCTTGAGTAATGCTCCACGTTATTCCCTACAAGCCGCGGGCAGCCTTCCTGCCGTTTCACCAGCGCACCAAGAGGTGGTCGTGCCTGGTTGCCCACCGGCGGGCTGGTAAGACCGTGGCGGCGATCAACGACTTGATTCGGGCGGCGGTGACTAGCAAGAGCGAGATGCCGCAGTATGCTTACATCGCACCTTTCCGCAGCCAGGCTAAATCCGTGGCCTGGGACTATCTTAAGCATTTCAGTGCTACCTCGGCAGCCAGCGTTAACGAGTCTGAGCTAACCGTGGACATGATAAACGGCTCGAAGGTCAGGCTATTCGGCGCCGACAATGCCGATTCTATGCGCGGTCTGGGCTTTGACGGTATCTTCATGGACGAGTATGGCGACTTCAAACCGTCGGTCTGGGGCAACGTCATCCGGCCGGCACTAAGCGATCGTCAGGGGTGGGCGGTGTTTGGTGGCACGCCGAAAGGCAAGAATCAGTTTTACGACATCCGGCAGACTGCCGACCGGCTGCGGGATGATTGGTTTTTGTTGCAGCTCCCGGCCAGCAAGTCAGGGCTGCTGCCGGCCACCGAGCTGGATGCCGCCCGGTCGCAACTGAGCAAAGACCAGTTCGATCAGGAATACGAGTGCAGCTTCGAGGCCGCGATCCTCGGCGCTTTCTACGGCATAGAGATGCGCGAGGCGACCGAGCAGGGCCGTATCTGCCAGGTCGACTACCAGCCAGAGGTGCCGGTGCATACCGCGTGGGATTTGGGCTACCGGGACGATACGGCACTATGGTGGTATCAGGTCATCCGCGGCGAGATCCACGTGATTGATTATTACGCGGTGTCGGGCGCCAACATCGCGGAGCTGGCCGCAGTGGTTAACGGCAAGCCCTACAAGTACGGCAAGCACTACCTGCCGCACGATGCAAGGGCTAAGACACTAGCCGCGCAGGGCAAGTCAATTATCGAGCAGATGGCCGAATACTTAGGCATCAAC